CCCCAGCGACTTTCCATCATAAGGCGTGTCGTTGGCAGCCTTATATTTGGAGTTTTCGCCAGCCCCACGGAGGAATATCCCCCTCAGATCGGCAACCACCATGTAGGCGCCGGAAGTGTTTCGGCTGTTTTTGTTATTCGGATCAGATATTTTATACCACCAGTCGGCAGTCGCGTTTTTCCCGTCACCGACATACATGCGGTTACAAAGGCGCTGGTATGTCGATATTGTGATTACCTGTCCTTCCAGAGGCAAACAGCGCATCTGGGCCAGTTCCAAGACGGTCGGATGGAACATCAGCGGCTCAACTACGCCGTATCTGCTGTCGAGCCTTTCATGCGCCTCAAATATCCCCGCCTCTATATCGTTCATCCACTCAACAGAAAACGGGGTGGGGTTGTTGGTTATGTTCGGATTTTGAATAAGATCAACCGACACCGGCGTCTCGTTAGACTTGGTAAACCGGTTAAGGTTCGTTCCCTGCGGCGCGACCCAAGTATGCCTATTATATGCCATTTCTACTCTCCTCGACATTGATATATGCTTTACAGGTTATGGCCGCGAAAGCCGCTCCGCAATTCGTAGGTTTATACGTAGTATGTACGCACTATGGGCTTGCAAGCCCGCTGGAAATGGCTTATTCTTGATATTGATATTGATATTGGCGGGGGAGACATGGACGCATACTTAAACGGCAAGGCAGAAAAGCAATATGAGCGGTTAAACGAACCGATATTAAGCCGTGTCACTGAGGCAATAGACAAACTGGAAAAAGAACCGCCGGAGGGAGATATTGTGCCGATAGTAGGGAAACACCAACATTTTAGAACAAGAGTAATGAAGAAATTGCCATGATTGAAGAAAGCCTGGCGGAACACCCGCGTGTTAAACCATGGAAAGATATACGCAAGGAGTAACCAAATGAAAAAGCTGCTTATCGCCCTAACCATTGCCCTCTTCCTCATTTCGTGCGATAGCGGGGATGAGAGAAAAGGGATACCGGAAATAAAAAGCTTCAGGGTTTTGGGGGATGACGGATCGGGCGGCTACGTTGAAAAAGATGAATTCGCCAGACCAGAACATCCGTATTTAGAATTCGCTGTTTACGATGACGATCTTGACATAGAGAATATTTCTATTGCGCTTAAAAATGATACTTATCCAAGCAATGACCAATTCTTTTTAGAACTAAATCAAGAAACAAATCCGCAAATCTATATGTTTCAAATAGAAATAAATCGAGGTTATATGTTTGGCCTTGATAACTATTGGTATTTGCAATTCTTTGTGACGGACAAAAAAGGAAACAAAAGTAAGTCATATACGAGTAATAAATTTAGAATGCTTGAGTCTTAAAAAACCAGCAGTTCCATGTTTATTATACTAATGGAACTTGTACTTGTAAGTACATGATTCGTATGGGGAGCAAGTGACCCATTTGAATAGTTAGAGCCGTACAATACAATATCATTTGTACTGTTTGTTCTTATATATCTGGGATAAAAATCACCATAAACACTATCAGAAAATCTGATAAACCCCGAACACAAGATGTTATTGTAATCAGTTTCGCCGGGGTTTATATTTATGTTCCTTAAACCGGCGTATAGTTGACCCAATGTCCTAGGCGAGGTAATACGGTGATTGTCATGGATGTATATATGCTTGCCGCCCATAAGCCTGCCGGATAAACCGCCTGAAAATTCCCCGCTAGCGGCTTTTAACACCCCGTCCGCCCCAAGCCAGAAACCTGCGTCATCTTCATGCCCGGAGATTGCCGACCCGTTGTCGGCGTACTTAGCGCCGCCAATTATCGCCCCTCCGGCCCTCAGTTTAATGATTTCAGTCTCAAGCCTGTCCGCCACTACTTGCAACGCCATAAGCTTTCTTGTCAATACGGTGCCGAAAGCGCCTATCCCTGCTCCGTCAGCAATATCTCGCAACGCCCCCATGTAATAATCGGTGTACGCGCTGTTTTCCGGATCAAGCTGCACCCATCCGCTGCCGTTCCATTGCAAGAGATAGTTTTTCTTCCAATGGCTCGCGCCCGGCTGATCTGCTCCGACATACGCCACATAGTCGCCTTCTTTCGCCTGCACATCACCGGACTGCGAATTCGTAAACAGTATTTTTACAATATTCGTACTGGTCGGGGTATCAGTTTTGCCTAAATATTTCGGGCTATCTTCGCCGTCTTTCCCAGGATCACCGTCTTTCCCGGGAGCGCCGTCAAACACTTTACTTACCGTAAACGTTTTGGAGTATATCTTACCGTCATAATATGCGTTGACAATTACCGTGTTTGTATCCGCCAATTGCGCCCATGGCTCGATGGTAATAACCCCTTCCCCGCTTACGGACACGCCTGGCGGCGCGTTTGAAAGAGACCACTGGATTGCAGCTTTTGACACTGGGTATGTACCCACCGGACTAAATATGCCTGGCCCCGAACCGGGAAACGGCACGATGCAGTTTCTTATTAACCGTGGCAACCGCGAAGCGTCAGTTATTTCATTGCCGTTAAAAAGCGCGGCTTTCACTATACAAGGAAGCTGTCCCGGTTTAGGTGCGCCAAAAGCAGTGAACATCAATGATTCGCTGTCGGGGTTTAAATTCATAACAACAGGCGCAGGTATGTCTTTCCATTTTTGGATAGTAAAATTTTTCGTCCGTACATAGTCTTTGTATTCCCCCTTGACCGTTATCTCGTTCACGTCTGCGTAGTCAAGAGAATAGGCTATGTGAATGTCACCAAAAGAATCGATACTAACGCCTATTGGGGCATTAACAAGCGACCATTCAACCGGAGATAGAATATTAGATGCGCCATAATAAAAGGCGGCCGTGTTTTTTATCGGAAAAACATCAGGATACGGATCTCCGTATTCATCGCAGCGGATTTGTATACCGTCTTGCTGCAATTCAACAAACAATGCGTTTTCGCCATTTTCACCGTCTTTGCCGGCATAGGCTTTGATTACATTCAATGACGTAGTATACGGCACTCCGTCAAAAACCCCGGTGACAAATATTTCGTTTTCATCCTCAAGCGCCGCATCCGGCGCGACAGTAATTAAACCGTATTCGCTGACGCTTACGCCTGGCGGCCCTTGAATTGACCATATTATAGATTTTCTGTTTACTGGATACAGGCCGCCAATACACGGGTCAAACACAGAGGCACCTGAACCGGGAAAATGAAGGATTTGTTTTTTATACTGGGCCTGATAACAGCTTTCATCCGTTATCAAGTCATTGCCTTTGTACATATATGCCTGCGTCGTAAAAGGAAGTTCAAGAGGGTTGCCGAACATATCGCATGACAATGATTTATTGCTGTTAAGTATTATGACAATTACGGGGCTTGTGCCGTCAGCTAATACGGGTATGCGCTCCCTGTCCAGCAAGGCATCCCCGGCATAGAGCCGGAATTCTATCCACTCCCATGCCGGGTCTACCGTTACCGCGCCGGTGTAAGCAGTCTCGGTTTGATTGGATGAGGTTACATATACCAGCGTCTTATCAGACGCTGCCGGAGGATTATTCCCAGCAGTCATCTGCTGGCCGCACGAAACAGAATCGGGAACCGTTTCGCCGCCTGATAATTTTCTGATAATGCTGACGCTGGGCAGCACGTCATACACCGTCGCGGGTTTGCCGTCAACTGCTATTCCGACACGCTCGCAGTCTAACAGGGTCGCTCCGTCATACAGCCGAAACTCAATCCATCTCCACGCCGGATTAATAGTAACGGGACCGGTATACGGCACTATCCCGTCCGGGTCGGCAGAGGTTACATATACCAGCGTTTTGTCTGAGGCAACCGGATTGTCGGTTCCGGTCTTCGACCTCTGGGCGCAGCTTACAGCCGTCGGGTCGATGCCGCCGTCGAATACCCTGACAACATTGGCGCTGGGGAGCAGTTCGTATACGGTCGCGGGCTTGCCGTCAGCGATAACCGGCACGTCTTCAAAGTCGAGAAGCGTTTCCCCGTCGTACAGCAGAAAAACAATATATTCCCACCCGGCATCGACATCAACCGGACCTGTATAATCATGTTCAACTGAATTTAGGCTGGTTATATATTTTATTGTTTTATCAGACGGCGCGGGCGGCCCGTCGCCCGTTATAGAACGCTGGGTACAGGATATTACCTCCGGCGACATAACGCCTTTCGATGATTTCCTGATAATATCGACGCTGGGAATAACCTGATATACAACCGCGCTCTTGCCCGGCTCGCCTGCAAATTCTTTTGACAATTCTATGACATCGCTTTTCAAGAGCTGGCCTGGCGGTATTTCGTGCAGCGGCGCAAGGCCCTGCGGAGTAGTGGTATTTGATTCATACGGCGGTATTTTCCCAGAATCCGTCGCATATATCCCCTCCTGATATGGAATCAGGGTAACATCAAAGGTTCCGTCTCCGTGGTCTTTTTTGCCGAAGCATAACGCCGGTGTTGTTATGCGGTCAAAAACGCCAAAGGCAACAATATCGCCCTTATGGGGTACCGGCTGGGAGTCGCCAAGCGGTATTGAAACGGCGAAATCGCTGTATACGCCCGGAGCCGGTATCGTGACCGGGACTGTGCGCACCTTGCCTGGATTCATGCCGTCGAACTGCATTATCTTGATGCCGTAGAGCTTGCCCATGTCTGTTACGTCAAATTCGCCGTCGGTCTGGATTTCAGTTATAAAACCGCTCTCAATAACAAACCCGGTTATCGCCGCGCCCTCGCCTATGCCTACGACAATAGTGTCGTCCTGGACTTCCACCCTATTACCAATTCCAATTAAATAACCGTCAACAGAAAGCTTTCTAATCCACGTCTCGGGCCTCAAATGCCTGCAGGCTAAAAGATACCAGCCGTTTTTAACCGCCTGTTTGTAATCGGTGACAAACGGCATCTCAATGCTTTCCATCTTTGAAAGCGGGCCAGGAGCCGCAGAGCCGTCAGCCATTACGTTCACTTCGGTTTCCTGGTATCCGTCCAGCTCGTTAATAAATTTAATGGAAAACCCGTCAGGACGGTCTTCAAAAGTTTTCTCGTTTTTTGCTTCAAGCACGTTCTGGCTGTTTAGGATCATCACTGGGTTTTCCCTCGGCTTGTCAATGAGAATGGCGTACCGGCTGCCGTTGAGTATTCTCATGCCGCGCCCGGTGGAAAGAACGGCATTCAACAGATCGTCTACGCGTTTTTCAGAGGTAAGCACACCGTTGCAGGTATACTCCCGTTCCGTGCACCATTGATAGAATTCGCCGAATGAATCAAGGTCAAACATGGTATCCGGGTAGGCGTTATTTCCCAGGGCCGGGGATTGGAGTATTTTCAGCGCGACGCTGGCCGGATTGTTAGTCGGCGTTTCATCGGCGCTCCATGCCGAACCGTTCCATGTCCGAGCATACGATTCTACGATGCAGTTCAGCGCGTCAATGGTTCCCTGGAGATTATCAGTCGCCTTAAACCGAAACCCGAGCCGAGCCGTTTTATCCCTGTATTTTGCGATCATGGGGGCCTGGGGCAGTTTCTGTCCCGCATATTGCCCGCTTGATTGTACCTCGGTTTCATTGTCAAAACACCATGTGCGTATCGCGCTTAAAAAGACGGTATCGGCGGTACGGTTATCATTAACTGGCTTCGGAGACATGCGGATTACACGGATTTCAACAACCCTGTCCGGCGCGTTACTCACTTCGGCGTAAGTAAATGACCTTTCCGCGATAAAGCGCATCACTTTCGCTTTCTGTCGAGTGATAGTGGTTGTTTTAGTCGCAGAATTATACTGTGTTGGCGAATGAGTAAGGGAGCCGTTTGTCCCAAAACGCCCGAACTCATACCACGCATCTACGTTTGGATCAGCCCTCCATTCTACGAGAATGCCAACCGAAGCATCTTTTTTATTTCCTTTGTCATCATAGGAGATAAGCCCCTGGTTAAAAGTTATTTCCACTTGCACTTTTTGCGGGTTTTTCGCGGAAAACCGAATTGGTTCAAGCCTTTTATTCTCTGAGGGGTTGTCTTTATCCTCTATGTTTATCAGTTGGATATTCAGCCGCTCTTCCGCCACCTTTTGCGGATACAGCCAGACTTCGCCCGTACCCTGTCTCAATTCAAGCTGAGGGTTGCTTGCTTTGAAACTCGGATCTATAAAATCAGCGCCAAAAAATGACGGGTTATCGTCCCACGACCAGCTTCCTTCGGCTGAATTCAAATTACCGGAAATATCAGGATTCTTTGCCAAGCCGCTTACAGGACCCAGCCTTATATCGCTTACTTTCAGCTTGCCCCACCCAAGCAAGTACAGCGCATTGTAATACTGGTCCTCGCCGTCCGCGCCGCCTATTTCGGTATAGGGCGAGCCGATGTACATGGGCGTGTACAGGTGCCTACCTATTATAAGCGGGACAGGCTTGTTTTTATTTGACTGGTTTTTCGCGCCCCTGAGCTGAGGGACGTTAAGCAGGCTTTCCTGGCTGTTCGGAGCGCCGGAGGTGCCGGACAGGTTTGGCATCATGGATTCAGCCGCCCAACTGCCAAGCGTATTACCCGAGGCCGCATAACTAATACCTGTTGCAGCCGCATACATGACTCCCAAAACGGGGTTTACTATAAATGCGGCGACGGTCAGAACCGTGTCAATAGGGTTCCATCCACCGCTCCCGCCTTTAGGAAACAGCCGTATGGCGCAGATGTCATTACCGCTTAGGATATGGTTTTCGTCCGTCTGAAAACCGTTAACCGATATTACAGCGTTCTCAAAATCAACCCCGTGCAACGCTTCCCGGATAGCGACGGTGCCAGATACATGAATAGCCTCATGGCTGTTATCGAGGGCGCTCCGGAAAAGATTAATTGTTGACACGGTAGAACCCCCTTGTTTTATGCCGGTATCTGTGCAGAGGTTCAATTACAACGCCGTTTTTTTTGAGCGCATGAATAAAAGTTCCGTCCCCCAGGCATACGCCAACATGGGACGGCTGGCCCATTACCAGTATTTCGACAACCGCCCCTTCCTCGGGCTTTTCCAGTTTTGTATTCGGTATGGCAGCTTCAAGGCTGTTCAAAACTGATTTATTGGTTTCGATGCCTGTGTCCGGGTAGAAAACATCAGGAACGCTTTTACCGATCCGTTTTAAAACCTCTATGATAAGGCCGTAGCAATCCATGCCGTTAACGTCCCGCCCTCGGATTTTGTAGGGTATCCCAACCAGGTCTTTTACATATATCATTACGCGCACCCCGGTGCAATCTGCGGTGTGCATTTTACTGACGTTATAATGTACGCCTGCCGTTCGTCGAAAGACATATCCCACGAGATCGATATTTCATCCCACCGCGCCGCCCTGAGCGTGAAGCTGTTCTCTTCCAGTTTCTCTATACCGGAGACACCGGATTCGTCATAGGCAATAACGGCAATAAACCGCAGTTCCGCCGGAACCTGCGCCTCCCGAATTCTCTGTATCCAATACTGGTCTATAGCAGATATGGTTAATGTCGCATTCCCGACCTTGGGACCGTCAACATCAGGCGGCTGTACTGCAAATGACGCCGCATTATAAATATCTCCGTTATATACTAAATTATCTGCCGAATTGACGAAGCGCATATCTGGATACAAAGGATGGATAATTTGTATTAAAAATGGGAAAGCTGCGGTTCGCTGCGCTGCAAGTATTTTCTGTACCCTGGGAGATATAATCATGTCGCCTCCATCCATTTCATTGATACCTCCAGGTTATACCCGGACGTGTTCTTCGGGGCAACAGGCGAATCAGGCGCGAACTGGTATTCGACCAATACCCCGGTATTGTCGTCTATCTGGGGGAAAGCGAAAGTATAAAACCCCTTCCGGCATATATTTTTCCACCAATATTTAAATACCCGGTATTCCGGCAGGGTCATGTGCATTACAACAGAAAAAGTATCAGGAGTATTGACGTGGTTTATCCGCACCTTGAATTTACCGCTTCTGGTTTTGTCGGCAATGATTCCTGGGGAGGATTCCCACGCAGAAGAGCGAAGCACTGTTCCTATTGGTTTCCCGTTATATGCCGGCCACGCTATCATCAAAACGTCCTTTTACCGCTTCTTCGTAACGCTGCTGCGTCCAGCGCGGAGTCAAATTTACCGTTCGCAAGCCCGTTCTGGACTATTCCTTCAACGGTTATCATAATTTCTTTCGAGCCGTCAGCGGAGGTGCTTTCCTGTGTTGAGACCGTGGAGTTGGCATTATTAATTACAGTAACATATACAGGCACGCTGCCGCCGCTGTTTGCAAGGTTTTCAGGGTGTTTAGTCGCTATAATATAATCCTCAGGGTCAGTCCTGAAAACGCCATGGGGGCTTAATATCATGTCATTCACATTTTTAGCCTGATAATTTTCAATAGCCCATTCTGCGTTCAAGTGACGGCGCTGCTGTAAATAGTATTCTTCCTGCTCTTTAAGCGCGCTGTATAATTTAGCGTATTGTTCGTTAAGCGCTCGCAGCCTCTCCCCTTCTTTCTGTCTTTCATCGTTAGTCTCAAGGAGGCTGTCATACATCCTTGCCATTTGATTGATGTAGCCGAATGTTATAAAATTAAGCAGCCAATTTATTCTTTCTCCTAGCAAAACCAATGCCTTGGAGACGACGAGTGCCGGAAGCAGTATAGACTTGAAAATGTCTTTAAATTCCATAAGCGTAGCGGTAAACGGGTTTAATATTTGATCTATTCCTTCAATGCTCATTATTACTTTTACAAGGGATTCGATAAGCGTTTGTATTGCCGCAATTTCAGCACTACCAGTTTCATACAAAGTTTTAACGAATGTCCCGACATCGGTTCCCTCAATAGCTTCCATGGCAGATTTTTCTAATTCTCCCTCCGCGTAATTTCTGTATTGTTCTGCGGTTACTTTCTCTCCCTTACTTAGGCTTTCACGGATGGATTTGAGCGCATCATCTATTTGCGTCATTATATCGCCCATAAGGTCATACCCTTTGGTTATATAGTCAATCTGTTTCTGGACTGACAGCGCTTGTTCGGCGGTTTCCTTGGTTATGTTTTGTTCAAGCATGAGCCTCTTTACCGCCAGCTCGTATGTAGACTTGCCTGCATCTTCAAGTTGATTTACAAGTTTTGCTATATAGGCTTCCCCGTGAGTTTCTTTGGCTTCTGTTATCTTTTGCGCTATATTGCCTAAAAAATTACCTAACTCTTCATCGTCATGCTCGTTAAGCAATCCCCGAAAGTCAAAACTATTTAGCGTCTTAAATATATCTTCCCATTCACTTAATAACGCTTTTGTTTCATCAGCGTAATCAGACCTTCCCATCATCGCATCCATCTTTGCTTCAAAATCCTTGACAGTAAACCGCGTTGATATTTTATAAAAAAGACTGTCAAAGCTTTCGCCCTGGATTTCAGAATCCTTTAATCCTGTAACCCTTGAAATTATGTTTATCTTTTCTTGTTCTTTTTCGAGCATCATCCGATCTGACAATATTTTATTAATTTTTTCTTCGTTGGCGACTTTATACTCAGCTATCAGTTTCTGTTTTTCCATTTCATATGTCGTCATACGCAGAAGCGAAAGTTCATGGTTAGTATCGGAAATAAGCTTGTCAAGGCTTGCTTCTCCAAACGCTTCCCTTGCCTGCCTTGCGTATTCAACAACTCGTAAAAACAAATCGCTATTTGATTGCCATTCGCCCGACATTATCATCTCGCTCGCAAGCCGCTCCCATTGCTCGGCTGCTTGTTCCAGATTTTTTGTCAAATCAGCGCCAAAGGTGTTAGAGAGTATTTTAGCGCGTTCGTTTGCCGTTGATAATATCCTTGTAAATTCAGAAATTGATGAAGCCTGTCTTTTGAACCAGTCCTGCTTAATGTCTTCGTCTGACATTTTCATAGCCGACTTGAATATTTTCTGCCAGGAAGAAAGCTCTGTTTTTACACCGGAAAGACCTTCTTGCAGCCCTCTAATAATTACGTCAATTTTCCGCTTGTTTTCGTCGATCAGACCTTCAAACACGCCGGTATCGACTTCCCACATTTTATTACGAAGATCTTCCCACTTCACTATTTCTTTCCTGAGCTTTTCTGCTTTCCCCTCTGACGTGTCATCGTAAGCTATTTCAATTTTTGTTATATTTTCATTAAAATTATTTTTATTACCTTGTAATCTTTCTGCTTCTTTTCTTTTTGCTTCCTGTAATCTTTCATACTCGTCTTTGTATCTGGTTAATGCAACATAAGCCTCATTCCAACGCAGGCTCTCGTTCCAATTCTTGCCATCCCCGGCTTTACCCATTACTGCGCGATAAAGATCATTTATATCCGCCTTTCCGCTTTCAATGATGGCGACTAACTCTTCCGCTGTTTTTATGGTTTGTAAATAGTTTTTTGCCACTTCATCAGCGCGTTTGTTAAGTTCTGCGTACAATTTGTCATCATTGCGTTTTTGAGTTTCTTCCCTGTATCTCATTGCTAGATCTTCGATACCAGGAAGCATAGCTTCTCTCCAGAAACTGCTCCATGTCATTCCTCCGGAAGCTTCAAATTCTCCGCGAGCTAATTTAAGATCTTCTAAGGCTTGCTTATAGTCATTAACGCTTTTTGCCGCATCCCTTGTTGCTTTTGCAGAGTCACCAAACGCTCTTTCCATTGCCTCAAGATAAATTACCTGCGCTTCCTGGATACGCCCGGCTTCATCAAGCTGTCTTACCATTCGTTTCTGCTCTTCTGTAAAAACAAAACCCTGCCTTGTCAGTGCATTAAGCGATTCAGCAGGGTTTTCTAATGCCCTTCCAAAGGTGTTAGCGGAGCTTGCCAAATCACCGCCCATAACGTCAGCCATGTTTACCATGTTACGTGTAAGGCGTTCAAAGTTTTCGCCTGTTATCCCGGTAAAGCCAAGAAGCACCGATTGCATCCGCATTATTTCATCAGTTGACCTTCCGGTTTCTTGCCTGATTGAATCTGCCATATTCTTGAGGCTGTTTGTGGTTGTCCATGTATTTGCGCCTGTCGCGTTTAATACTGCTCCAAGCCGCGCCAGACTCACTTCTTGTTTTATGTATACTTCTTCGCTCTCTTTTGAGAACTGTATCATCATTGATACTACTTCCGTAATCACGCTAACTACGGCTGTTGACGGGGAAACCATTCCCATAAGACCCGCCGCGACCGATTTAAGCGGCCCCGGCAGTTTGTTAGCAATGAGCTGCAACGCGCCCATTTTGTTTGCTACATCATCCGCGCTCTTGCCGGCCTTCTGCCCTATCTTTGAGAATACTTCGAGATCCCCGGTCGCCTTGAGAACGCCCTTGCTGTCTACCTCGATTACAAGCTTGGATATATCAGGCATTAATGGCTCTCCTTGAAGGCTTTGTTGACCTCACCCGCAGCCCATGAACACATCTTGCGTATAAGCGACACTTCATACGCAGATAAATTAATCTGAGTAGCCGAGGTAAAAGCAGCAATGTCCCGATAAGTAACGCCGTCATGACACATGTAATACAGATCAATAAAACAGGCAAACAGATCGGCAAAAACAAGAGGGGGAGGAATGTCGCCAAAAGTCTCGGCTTGCCCCGTCCGTTCCCATTTGTCGCGCCCCAGGGCCTGTAAGACACGCTCGCGCTCGTCTGCATGGTTGTAGTGGATGATTTCATTCCCAGCCTTCTTCGTTCTGTCGGCATGCAGGAAAAAGAAGCGTTTTACCGCCCGTTCTAATTCCCGCTCGGCCCCGATAAAAAATTGGCGCGATCCCTCGCTTTGCCCAGGACAAATTCTTTTATAGCCGGAATTTTCGTGATTAAAAGTTTGAACGATTCTTTGTCGTTTTTAAGTTCCTTGCCGTTAAGCGTTACCGGCTCAGGCGTTTCGCTGACGACCTTGCCTTTCTTGTCCCTTTCCCTCTTCCAGCCCCTTATTCCGGCGATCCTTACAAGGACTGATTCTTCGTTTGAATCAAACATGGCATCGATGGTTTCATCGTCAAATTCTTCGCCCTTGCCATTTTTCTCTTTCGCAACCGCCCCTTTGAGTTTTTTCATCGCTTCACGGTTAAACCGCGTTACCGTGTCCGAGTCATCGCCGAGAATGAGCAAGTCAAAATCTGCTGGTTTCCCATACAGTTCCACGGGAAACCACTCGCCGGATTCCGCTTTATCCTGAGTTACTAATCCGTCTAAATTCATTCTTATACCTCCGCTATTTTTTTCCTGATCAGGAACCTGTTTTCGCCAAAAGTCTTAAACGGCAGCGCATATTGAAGCTGGGGATCGCCGCTTAAGGTCGAATTGTCAAAACTGATGTTCAGAATAAACTCGTATTCGATACCGTTCTTTTCGCTGCATACGGTGATATGCAATTCGCCGTCTTCGCCCTTCTTTGCAAGGTTGTACAGCTTTCCGTCCTTGACGTACTCGTTGATCGTCCCGGTGATGTCCAGCATACCCAGGGATTTATCAATCGCTTCCGGCTGGAATAACCCTTTAAGGTCGGCCATATTGTTTGTGATGTCAAGTTTTATGTCCACGCCGTCAATGTATTCTACAGGCGCAGCGTCATCCGGGCCTTTGAATTTCCACGCGCCCTGGAGCGTGATAAATTCTTCCGTATCGAAGGCGGGGAGCTTGTTTCCCATACTTACAGGCGGCGTGTCTTCAAGTTCCGGATTGTTTGCGCCCATTAAGCCGAAAGTGAGCTTTACAAGGGCGCTGATTGTGAATGATATGTTGAGGGTGTTGAATTGCAGCCCCCTAAACAACTGGTACAGTTTCGGGTCCTGCGTATACTCTTTCAACAATGCAAAAAACCTCTGCTTGTTTCCTGGAACCATGTCGTATACCTCAACGCCGCCTACGGACAGATCGTCATTCTTAACAAAGCCTTCCTCACTGCACAATACAGCCGCTAGCATCTTGTCATGCTCAAGACCCGCGAAGTTCGCCACAAGGTCACCGGCATTTGAATCGGTCCCTTTGAAATTCTTAGACGGGTTTCTGCCCGGCAGTTTCGTGTCGTTCTGGATGGTTTCGTAACTGCCTTCAAGCGAGCTGGACACCCAGCGCAGGGCCTGTAATGCGGGATTGGCAGGCAATGTGCCGTCGTGGTTTGCTTCCGTTATGTAAAGATTGGTATTAGGTGCGGTTTTCCAACCCATTATAAACTCCTTGCAAGTAAATTCTTGCTTAAGGATAGTTTCTCGGTATGGCTCACGCAATTCGTACATTTATACGTAGTGGGTTTATACGGTAGTAAATAAAAAAGCCTGATTGGTCGCTTTGCGTCCGATCAGGCAAAATTCTCTAAAAACGGGCGATGGGTCAAACACATACACTAGCCTCATGTATGCTAACCTAACGGGTCACCAGCTCCGACCGCCGACCTTTCTGGGTTTCCGTATTTTTAACATAACAAATAAATATTAAATTGTCAAGTTTGCATATATTGAATGGTAAATAATATTTAGGCTACTTTCCCTTGCCAATCAATAATACGCCTCCAATCGGCAAAACCTAATTGGTTGTCATCTGAAAAAATTGCTTCATATCCAAGGCATCCATTCTCATGCCGCCTTAATTCCGATTGAATAATTATGTCGAGTGTTGTTCCATCTTGTAATTTATATTTTACCATTTCCCCTTTATCAAATGAAACATCTTCGCCATTTTTCAAACCTTCTGTAAATCTTGAACGATATATCATTTTCCGCCTCCTTGCATTGTTTTCCATTATGCTTTTATCATGCCACTATATATAGCAAGTGTCAAGGATATTTATTTTTATTACTTTGGCAGTGTCGCCATGAATTCCACCCTGATAACCGTCCGATAGAAAGTAAGCTCCGCCCCATGCGCTGCGCGGTAGGTACGCCGGATCATTACGTCTCCGAAGGATTTACCGCGTGAAAAAAGCTGGCTTATCCAGTTATACTTTGCCTCTGTTTCAGCCGCGCCAGCGTTCAAAGGAACCATAACGTCAATTTGAAAAATCCCGTCCCAGCGATTTTCGGCATTAACACCCATTCCGGCAGGATCAGGCTCGTTCGGTAAAAAATTGAGAGCAAAATATCTTTTGTCATCAGGCTCTTTGAATAAGACATTGGGCAATAACACATTAAGCAGCTTTCCAGCAGCGTCTTTGTTGATGTACTTAATGCCGGAGAATTCGTTAAGCGTAAGGAAAGCTTCGGTGAGCGTCTTTTCGATCACAACGTCAGTCATTTTATATTATCCCCAACATCCTTTCAAACTTAGCTTTGGTCTCAGGATGCAATAGCCACTCATGCCGTTTTGATAAGTAATAATCCTTTACTGATATTTTGCCGCCGTATGCTTTTCCGGCTCCTACCATGTCGCAATACATTTCTTTTATGTATTTGTCCGGCATTGGCGCAGGGTTCCACTTAATTACGCCGTTTTCATCTACTCCGTCATTATCAATGTACCATTGCCAATGATGCCTGTTGACCCCTTTATGGTGTCTCCACGCGTAAGAATATCCAACAGCTTCTCGCTCGGCCTCTATTGGCGATCTGTTGCCTTGAAAGTATTTGGCAGACGGCACAAACTCCGCCAAGCTGAATTTACTCAGGTCATGCACAATCCCTTGCCATGGAATACCCATTTTGCAGCACTCAACAAACACAAACCATTTATGCCTGACAATCGTTTTGAAGTGTTTCCAACATTTAGTCATAGTATTCATAACTTCCCCTTTACCGCCTCAACGGCCTTATCAAACAACAGGTCTGCTTTGGCAAGGGTTAATCCAACCATCCCGTGAGGTGCTTGTCGGGAAAATCCTCCAACCGTCTTTGGCAGGCCAGTTTCCGTTTTCCCGCCTTTCTTGGGCGGGTTAGGATAACCGCCATATTCAAGCGTCTTTACATAAGGCGCGTTGTTTTGTATGATTATGGTATCATCTCCCTTCGCTGCTTCTATCGCCTTGCCTCCCTTTGACAAAACGTATCCACCTTTGCCTTTCGACGAATCAAACTCATCTGTCTCCGCGTTAAGCGAAACCAACCAGTTCTGCCGGCAAGCCCCTGTATCGACAGGGGTGTGCATTACAACTTGACTAAAAACTGCAAAAGCGAAGGCGTTTATCGCCTCCCTCGGCGCGTCTTTGATTTTGGAAGCCCACTCAATAGGGTCTTTTCCGGTCCAGGGCATAATTACCTCATTTCCTGCATTGGAGCAGATATACAATGACAGTCGTAGCGTCCGGAGACTTCGGGTTACTGTTTATCACTTTGTAACTGTCTTTCAATTTCCCCGTCTTGTCATACACGTCCAGCGTTGACAGTTGCGGTACTGGCTTTCCCATAAATACCGCGATAATTTTCTGATCGCCTGCCTTTATTGTCGTGCCGTCAATCATGCTGTCCTCATACCCACTTATCACAGCCACGCCGTCAAACTTTTCTTCCTGTTTCTCGTATTCATTAGTGATTGCGTTGTAAATTGGCGGCGCGTCGCTCGGATTATTGAGGACGCACTTTGTGCCGTTTTTGCCTATGAGACGCTGTGCGGTGGCTTGCAATTTTTTGTAGTTCACGCCACACCCCTGAATAAATCGCCCTGTTCGTTTGCCGGTTCATTCAGTAACTCTAAAATTATCAAACCGCCTTTTGTTTTTCCACATTCTTTCCAGCCGGCAGCCTTAAAACAATATCCCGGATTTGTCGATTTAATTTTCTTTGCGTTTACATAGGTATAAAGCCTTTCTTGCGGCCAGCGTTTACGGCAAATAGTTACCGCTTCTTTAATCAGTAACGATGATTGTATTTTGCTTTCATTGCGGAAGACGGCGCAATTAACCCCCTTCTGACCGCTGTCGTCTATAAACTTTCGCCATACAAAAAGAGCGTCATTGTTCATGGTCAATAAGACAATTTTTTCTCCCGGCCCACAAAACAGCTTTCTTTCCCTGCCGTCTTTATATTGACGCGCTGAATAATGGCGTAAGTACATATTAAGAGCTATTAGATTACCGTCTTTTACGGCGTACCAATTACCTGTTAATGGAAATAGGCAATCTGTTGAATATGTGGCATTGCCTATCTGCTCTTTTTTCACGTCCGCACCACCGGCGCACTTCCAACACTGGGGCCGTCAAGTTCTGGTTTTTTTATTAAATCCCTCACGAGTTTATCAATCACCTCGAACCGTGTAATACTTTCTCTTGCTTTGTCTTTTGGGTTTACATAGGATATATCGACAGCTCCCTCTATGCGTTCACGGGCAACTTCCTTGTCATTTTCATTACTGAATAGCCCGCCTTCTTCGGTGAGGTATAAATAAGCCGCCTCGCAAGCCGCTTTTTTTACCGCCGCTGGTATGCCGATCACGTCATGCCCTTCAAAGTCAACATCGTCACGCGGCCATGACAATCCTTGTTCAAGGGTGCTTCTCGTGCCCTTCCACTCATAAGACACATCTACAAACTGACTACCCGCGATAATAGCCGCTTCTTTCTCGTCATCGGACAAAGCCTTAAACTGAGCAAGCCGTTCACCGAACAAATAATTTTCGGCAAACGGCTTGTCAACGTAGGCATTGCTGTCTTCAATCCCTGTTCCGTCCTCGACTATAAACGCCACGGCTTCCACCTGTTCAGTTATTTGAGGGTGTCAAGCAGTTCAAGCAGCTCTTTCTCATCCGTTGCCGCAGCTTCAATATCTGTTCTCAATTTTGCCGCGACGATCTTCGCCTGTACCGCTTTCAGGAACAGCGGAATAATCGCGGACGGCTCAAGGTCTTTGTATGACTTCTCGAACAGCTTTCTTTTGCCGATGTACGCGAGCAGCTCTTCCTTGCTGAGGGCGGCCAGCCCGGTGACTGCTGGAGGAACCGTGGGCGTGTTGCCGTCGCCGTTTCCTTCGCCTTCCTTCTTGGGTTCTTGTGCTGTACTGGTAGTGGTTTCATCTGCCAGCTCAAACGGTACGTCATACTGGACGCAGCACTCATGCTCGATCTTGCACCCCCGTGCGTCATTCCAGCCAGGCATGAAGTACACCAGGTCTGCATCGGCAATCGCCTCAAGGCTTTTGGCAAGGAATTTCAACGGGACATTTCCCTTATTCTCAAAGTCAGGGAATATGGTATCGACTACCTCATACCCTTTCTTTTCCAGCATTTTAATTGCGTCAGCTCTTTCGGCGCGGATCTGCTCCTCGGGCTTCCCTTTCATAGGCTGCGATATAATCGCTTTCATAATTGCTCCTTTCTTTTCTGTTTTATCCGGTTCAGAGCTTGTCTTAGCCAGCTCCCGACGTCTCCGTTGGAATCCTGTCGCGCTCATTGATTACCCCTTGAGCTTGTGAACGAATTTGACGATCCTGATAGCCTTCGGATCATACACGCGTTCCCAGTTCGTCCCGGTCTCAAGCTCGGTTTTGTTCGGGGTCACGCCTGCGGCAGTGCCTTTCCACCTTATGCCTCTGGGATGCATGATAAGGTGTTTCCGGCGGATGAGAATATCATCGCCTGCCAGCGAGTCGCGGTCAGTTTCTGTCGGAGTAGGCGTATTGCCTTCGGCATAACCGATAGCCGCCGTACCGAAGAGGTACGTCGTATAGGTTGTACCGTCAGTCGGCGCTCCGTCGTCTACAACGATTCTGCGTCCCCCGTAGGAAACAAACTCAGGAATATTCTGGGTATCGCCTCTGCCGGTAATGATCTGATCCAGCATATCCTGCGCTGCCAAGTCGTACATTACCGAGGAATGGGTAAAAATACCGGTCAGGTTGACTCCGGCGTCGCCCAACTTGGAAATGGCTTTGACTATGGTCTTGCTGTTAATTACGGCGTTATCGCCGCTCAGCGATGAAATATCGAGCGTATTACTTGCCATACCAATTGACGCGAATGCGCCTTTCAGAATAGACAACAGCAATTTCTGCTCCTGCGACGCTTCATAATCCGCAACCTGATCCGCGATAGCGCCCATCGGGTCGGAACCGGCAAACGCTCCCGCGAGTTCGTTGGCTTGCCACGCTTTACCTCGGGCTAGAACGACCGCCACGTCTTTGTCCGCGCCAATCTTTCCAGGGGTAAGCGGTGTCGAGTCTGATAAGACTTCCCAATCGCCTGAGCCTTTAAGATCTGTCCAAAACGGCATCTGGATTGTTTTACCGCCTTTCGGGACTTCAATACCGGGAACAACGGCTGCTATGCCGCAACTCCGTATTCTCGATAATTCAGACGTGCGCTGAATTACATAAGGGTTAAACACTTCGGGGACTATTACGTCCGAAATTTTAGTGCCAGGCATACAATTCTCCTGTTAAGTTTGATTTGCCCCGGCCTGCGCCATAAGCGTTTTGGCCAGGTTAGGATTTTCCTGAAGTATCCGCCCTTGCTCAGTCAGGTTTCTGCTGTCTTTCGCCCACGGATTCTTTCCGGCATATCCTTTGGAGCCGCCGCTGCCAGGAGCGCCGCCTCCGTTACTTGTCTCCTGCAAGTAACGCTTGCCTTCCGCAGTATTGAAAAAGTCGTTCAACAAGTCGGACATTTTCTTACCGCCGCTGATGTATTCCTGCTTGCCGTTGTAATCAAACGGCTCAAAACTCGATCTCGGGTAATCGGCGAAAAACCTCTTTTTCAAGCCGTCTTTCATGTCAGGGAAAATAGCCGCGTTCGAGTCTACCAGCTTGGTAAATTCCTCGCCGATGATGTAATCGGTTTTCTCTTTTGTCAGATTGCCGATTTTCTCTTCGTACTCGGCCTTTGCCTTATTGTACTCTTCAGTGATTTTCGCAATGCTGGCCTTGTGCTTTTCAATTTCATTCTGGTAAACCTGCTTTTCCTTGTCGGGCAAGCCTGATTCCAGTTTCTCGTTGATCTCTTTGTTGGCCGCTTCAAGGGCGGCGTATTTTTCCTGAATTTCCGTAAGCTTCTTTTCAAGCCCCTTTTTTTCAGTCAAAATATCGTCCCGGTTCTTGACCAACGGGAGATTGACCTTTTCATGCTCCGCGATAATCGCGCCGATAACATCGTCCGCTTTTTCCATGCCCTGAAAGAAAGGCGCTAAAAAATCTTTGTCAAATGCCATACATAACCTCGAAAAACAAGTTACTTACCGCGCTTCTGCGCCGCCTTCTGGCTGGTAAGGTAAGCCGCCTGCGACTGGCAAGAGCGCTTCTGCGCCGACCGCTGGTCAATGCCAATGCTTCGTGCCTACAGTGGTAAAAATAAGAGAGGATTTTCATTAGTGCAATTCGTTTGTTTGTACGTAGTAGGTTTCTACGATACCCGCCAAAAAGACGGCTTTTATGCCGTTACCCGGTATGCCGTGGAGTGTCAAGGATTATTTGAAAAAATATGAAAGTTTTTTGTATGAGCTATAACTTCACGTATTCGACCCAAAACTTTGTTCCGTTGTTATGGTATTTGCAAGGGGGGTATTCTTTTTTTGTATCGACTTCTCGCCACTAATTCAAGGCAGCAAACGGTGTTATCGTCCCCGCGAAATCCCCCGCCTGTGGCACCGCACGATAGACCATACCATTGACTGTCGCTGACGAGTTGTCTAGTATAAAGTTCGCCGGTTGTGTGGGATTTTCGCTCATGTCAATTACCGCCGCCGAACAGTCAAGGTAGTACCCTTCAATCCATTGATTGAAATATGAAGACGTGCGGTCAGCCTTACATATCACCCAATCGACGCCTGCGTATTGCCCTTGCGGTAAAACGAACTTTGACCCTGCGGAGAGTTGAACGCGGAAACCTCCCTTTCTGGCATTGCCGCCTGTAATGTTGTAGGTGTCCGCTATTCTTGTTAATATAAATGTGCCACTAATCCAGCAATTCGCAATAGACCTATTGAATAGCCCGAAGTGCATTATTGCGTTGGCGTTGTTGCGGACTGCTTGCGTCATTGAGCCGCTAATGACTAACCCGAACTCACCCAAGCCGTACGCAGGATAACCAAATAATATCGTGCTACTTTCTGTTTTGAAATTATAAACATTCACACGCGTATTATCGTGGTTTGTTCGGCTTGTAGTTATGATATACGCTGCCGCATTTTTAAAGTTAGGGATTGTTCTCCCATAGAAATAACTCTCCGTGTTAGTGGTAGGCGTATCGGGTAATCCAATATAAAAGAAACAATCCCTAAAATTGTTTTGGTCAGTGTTAAATGCCCATATTCCGCGAGCCGTGCCAGAGCCGCCGTTGGTCATTGCATTTACTATGTCGCCTGTATAAAAGCAAACTTTCTCAAAAAACCTTGCGCTGTTAAAGTGGATTTGTCTTGAACTGACCGAGATTGCTGGGCTGATATTGTCACTTGCCTGTCCGTCATAATTGTTACAAGCAATAGTCAAGCGTGAGTATTCTCTGAAAGACCACGCGATAGGCCGGGTTACTTCAATGACGGTACGGTCGTGATTGTTATCGCCTAACAGGTGCATGCCCACGCCACGAATAACACCCACAAACCCTGCGTACGGGCTTCCTGTTCCCGCGTCGCCGTTTGCGGCAGTTGTCTTTAATATTCGGAACAGCCCTGCCCCTAACTCTATGTTGACAACATCTCGAACGTTGTTCTTAAATTCAAGGGCTTTTTCCATAAAGTCTTCGGTATCTGGGTCAACGATTATGTCAAACAATTCGGGGTGTGTGGCGTGGTGTTTGCAACCGATACGCACCCACATCTCACTACCGCTTGTTGTCGCAGTAGGCAAGTCTTCTTTCTTTGCATATCTAATTTCGGTTTGGCTGCTTGAAAAAGCCCTATTTGGGCTGATGTTTACATCGTCTATTAGGTTGTCGAAAAAGTCTAATTCTCCATGTTCTGTCATAATTATCTCCTTTTATAAAGCAAACGCAACCGCACCATTCACGTCAGGTGTTTCTTTTAAGTCTGGAATAGTTCCTTGTGCCAAATCAACAACCCTTATAAAAAGTCCAAACCAGTCATCTCTTGCCGTTGCCGTTGTATGTAGTAAATAAAATCCGCCATTCACAAAGTCTTCCGCGATAAGCACTCTTGTCGTCTCACCAATAGTGCTATTGATTACAAGCACATCAGTTTCAAAGTCGAATATATATTCGCGGTCATTTACGTCAGTCATATGTAAGTTTCTAACAACAAACTTGGCAAAATTGCTGTTTCGTAATTCATTAACAGGAAACCTTAATACAACACCGTTTGGGTCGGGTGTGTTTAGTTCGATACTTTGTAATTGTATTGGGTTAGGGTCTAACTCTCTACGCTTAAAGGTTTCAAGCGGTGCAAAGTTTCGTTGGTCTTCTTTTACTATCCAACGATTCCACTCGTCAACAGTACCAGTCCAGCCAGGATAAATAACAACGTTTGCCATGCCCTCGCAACCGCCGATACTAAACCCTTGGTCTAAAATTACTGTTGCGTTTGGGTTGCCCCAAAATGTTTCAATTTTAGCGTCACTCCCGAAGTAATAAGTTCCGCTTGCTATTTCCAAAGTTCCGTTCATGCTGTTCATTGGTAGGTTGAAGTTCGCAGCATTAACAGAATTATCAATAAAGATATAGTCAAACGTACCATCAAAGTGAAAGTTACCGTCATGTGCGATTTCAATATGTGACGCTCTATTACCATTCATATGGATTTCCAAGTCGCCGATAAAACCGTCAAACCGTGCATTTTGCGTCAGATTACCATTTATGTTGATTTGCACTGCTTCTCTAAAATACACACCGCGTAATTCATTATCTATAAACTCATCAATGTCTTGCGTACTTGGGTCAAAGTCAAGTTGTTTGCCGTCTGACAGCCTAAATAACGTGTCTTCTTTCGTTATCGTTATTGTTTCGGCAATTTTATCTAGTACAAACTTATAGATAATACCATGCTCCGCAACTCCATATTGTATGTCGCTTCCGCCGGTCAAATTCCAAACAACTCTTGCCCCATTATGTTCATGCCAATAACGCCCCGCGTGTGCGGTGGATAGAGTACCCGCTTCGAGTTGCACGACAGTTTCGCTTACAGGCGTTACTTCAACAGGTTTAGAAAAGTTTGCAAGGAATTGTTCATTTGCCCCTACCAACTCTACGAATTGGTCGCCGTTGACCGCGTGTGGTGCGCCGAATGGCGCAATGTCAAGTTTGTGTTCAATGGCTGTGTTTTGTGCGTTGTCTATGGTTTCTTGCTGAACTCTTGTACGCAATGCACGGAGTTTTTGAATATCGTCCGAGTTTGCACCGGAGTTCATAGCGGCTTCTTGTTCGGTCGTCGGTGTAAAAAGTTCGTCTATTTTATGGCTTGAGTATGTGGTGTCCGAACTTGACTGTAAATCATTTATCACCGATGATTTTTTATTTCCTTGTACGTGCGTCATTCATTGCTCCTTATTCTACGGGATAAAACGTGCTTAGCGTCGGAAGTCCGACAGCGCAGGGCTGGATAAAGTAACATGATATACCTGACGAAGCGGATATTTTGACCGTTTCTCCTGTCCTGACAGGAAATACGTGCGTAACCGCAATCGATCCTGTTATGGAAAACTGCACTTCATCGTCTACCGAGAACACCGGATTACCGTTCCCTGAACACTTTACAAATCCCGGCCTGTCTGCTATCCATGTACCGTTATTTGTGTTGATACGGTTTATATTTTCTGTAGCTTTGCGGTCAGGGATGAGCGTCGCCATTTGCGCGTTATAAACATCGGCGGGTGTTGCAAATAATAATTTATCTATACCATGTGCGGCCTGATCTTCATTGTGCCTTTCTATTGATGAATCAATATCCGTTTGCACAGTTTCCAGATCGCCATCCATGAGCAGCTTTCCCATATTTGTTATGGTTATCGTCCTGTTTATCTGGTCAAATTCAAACTTGTAATAAGCGCGGTTCTCCCCCACTCCGTAAAGCTCGTTTATGGGGCTTCCCTTTGTAAATAAGACCCTTGCGCCGTTATAATCAACGGTAAATTCGTCAAGCCTGTCAAAATCTGATTGTTCAATGGTTATAACGTTACCGGATTCCGTGACGGCAAGGGCTTCGCTGATCATAATTACGGCGCGTTTGGCTACTTCCAAGACATACCACGTGTCGCCGGACGCGCCGTACACTTCGCCGTCCTGCGGTGCTGTGGTCATTCTTTGTTCTAACTGTTCAGTCAGGGTGTTGTCGGCATCTGTCCTGTCCCGCGCTTCTTTAATCAAGGCGGCGGTGGTCGCAAGCTGCGCCAAATCTGACAGCATGGCGATGTCAGGCTTGTCCCTCGTGTACTCCGGGTCAGTCTCTTCCTGTAACGCAGTCTCCGCCAGCGCGAGCAAGTCACGCACCTGCAATGACAAGTCGGTGAGTACATGGTTATGCGCTGCCGGGGGGAAAGCGTCGGGTATGTTTTGCAAGTCGCCGTAATCGCCTGAGAACTCGCTGCCTGTTATCTCGTCAATCCTGTCCGACAATTCTTCGTCTGCTTCGAGCCTTGCCTGCGCTTCGCTGCCCAGCGCGGAGGTTGTCGCATACGGTTCTAGGTCGGCTTTCATGGCGATGCTTGGCTTGTCGGCGAGGTACACGGGATCGCCCTCATTTTGCACGGCTGACTCGGCAAGGGCAAGCAAGCCCTGAACCTGCTGCGAGAGGTCAGAGAAGCCGTGGGTATGTGCTGATGGGGAGAAGCTGTCGGGAACGTCTGTCAGGTCGCCGTAGCTGCCGGAGAACTTGTCGCCCGCCTGTAACGCTGTCTCGGCTTTGGCGAGCAGGCCCTGTACTTCCTGCGAGAGGTCTGTTTTGGGTATGCCGCCCTGCGGGGGTTGGTAGCCGCTTCCTGTGCCGGGTGTGCCTGAATTCTTGAGGTCGTCGATGTCCTGGCGTATCGCGGCGAGGCCGTGCGCTTCCAGGTTGGCGGCGTGCGCTTCCAGTGCGCCGGGGGCTGCGTCGGCGCGGTCGAGGCTTTGCTTTACGCCGGGGGAAAGGTCGCCTCGCGGTATGCCTTCGGTGGGGAGGACGTAGCCGCCGCCCTGATTGGAACTGCCGCTGCCGTCGCCGCTGGCTTTGATTACTTGCCGTACAAACCTCCGCCCGGCTTTCGCGTTTTTGTCCATCAACACACCGCCTCTTAGTGAGATGGTTCTATGCTAGGGCATGGGGGCGCGGGACGCTATTCGTGTGTTTGTACGTAGTGGATTTATAGGATAGAGCTATATTATCTGCCAGCCGTCTTTTTTTAAATCATCAACGGATTTCTGAAAATCTGCTAAAGGCTGTTTTTTATAGCACTTATCGAAGTCATCATTTTCGATAAAATAAACAACCTTGTCTTGCTTGTTATAAACTATAGTATTATTTCCATTTTCCATAACAGAGACATAATTTATGCCAGATGATACGTTACTAATTTGCGAAGTAATCTTTTTAATTTCATTATCAGTTAAAATACCCATATCAACTCCTTTTATTTTAATTTAACGTATACATCCCAAATATCATTCTGCTCGTTATACGATGTTTTTTCAACCACGTAGGACGAACCCTGTAAAGCTACCTCAGAACACTTTGACCAATCAGTATTGCCAAGATGGCAGTCATCTAACTGGAGGAACATTGCTTTTTTCTCCACTTTGTCGTTCATCTCAAGGTGATAATTTACAACCGAATCGCCTTTACTCCAAAAATCTCCTGACTTTAACAGTCCGACGTAATGAATGTTATGCTTCTCGTTTGCCGTGAATGACGTAATACCAGTTAGTGGTATAGAGTCTCCTTTCTTTAATTGGACAAGCCAACTGCTATCCCTTCTTTCGGTTCTTAATAATTCGGGAACGTCAATTTTGCTTACATTTTCAGCAGCAAAACGCTTACTTCTAAGAGCAATCGCTACGTCACCCACGTCTGTGTAGCCTTTGAAATCATGAATCATTTCACGTTTGACGATAGGACGATACTCTCCACCGTTTACAAATATAAGCCCCATTCCTCTACGATTATCTTTCTCTGCATAGCCCCAACCATCATCAATAGTTCCTGCCTGTTTTACATATTCAATCCATTTTCTAGAATCAGCCATAAGCTCTTTGAACATATCCTGATTAACATCAATTTTAATATTAGACTTTGGAATATCAATACCATTATCGCGTATCATTTGTGTAAACTTTTCAGACCTATCAAGCCGTTCCAGCTCATCTTCAACGTCTCTTGCAAATCTAACTTTATCTGGATAATTCGTTCTTATTTCGTTTGCAAGTGACTTAGCCTCATCGTAAGATAAATTAGAAAATATGTCATCTGATTTTCTAAGAGTGCTTTCCAGCTCAGTGACTTTTTCCTGCGTCCACTGGAAACCGTTTGTTCCATCTGCCTCCATGAGTTGCTTCAACGTCATCACCCTGCCGTCAGCAACAAACCCCGATATTGGCTCTCCGCGCTGGTACATCTCAAACCGCGCCGGGCCGAGTATGTCCCTCTGTACGCTTTCAGGCTGCGTTTTCAGCCAGTCGCTGTAAGTCATGTTAGCCGACACCGGGCCGTCAACGCTTGCCCGCGTGTCGTCATCGTCGAAGTCTTCCATGCCCTTAACAACGGGGGTAAGAAGGCAACGGCAATTTTGGTGAATCGGAAGTTTTGGCGCGTCCTCAATCTCTTTGAAAACCTTACCCCCAAATGAGCCGCAGACGAGGCAAGTACGAGAATCCAAAGTTTCGACATAACGGTATCCGCTGAACAGGCTACTGTTTGCTTTATACGTCGCGTTACGCGCTTCCGTTGCCATACTCGCTACCATTGTCCGCGTATTCATCTCCAACGACCGCCGTAACGCTTGCATTTCTCCAGGATTTAAGCCGTCAGCCGTCCCCAATACCGCCCTGTTAATCTGCTTCGCGGTCATACCAGTAAGGTATCCGGCGCGTACCTGCGTGTCCCAGGTCTTGAACATATTCTCGCTCAAGCCGTTCAAATACGTCTCAAAAGTCTCATGCCCGTCTGCATAACTGCCGAAACTGGCGGCTGACCATATCTTCGCCGCAGATGGAAGCTCAAAATCAGCTTTCACTCCGGCGCCGCGCAACGCTTTGGCGGTAAAAGCCGTCTCAGCCTCCGCAAGCCCCTTGAAGTCAACCTCAAGCTGCCCGTTAAGCTGCTCCCCGCACTCTTTCGTTACGCGCTCTATCTCCGCCGCGACCCTGCGGTATTTCTCCTTTGTCTCAATCGCCTTCGCCTTTGTGATAATGCCTTTTATCTGCGTGTTTGCCGTGTCGAGCAGCTTAATGAGCCGCTGCGCTTCGTAATTGGAGTATCTGGTAAGGTTTATGCCGTGACGGATATACACGTCACTGAGGAGCTTGGGCATTATACGACTTCCCTGAATGAATTACTTTGCTTGCTTGATTTCTCAATTCGCTTGCAAGCGGCATTAAAATAATTTTTGTCGATCTCGCTTGCCACAAGTGAGAAGCCCATTTCATTACAAGCAATAGCTATTGAGCCGCTTCCGAGATGGGTGTCAAGTATTTTGTGGCCATGCTTGGCGTACTTGCTTAATAGCCATTTATACAGCGCTACTGGTTTTTGTGTTGGGTGTATTTTTATTTCTTTATTCTTCATGTCTTCTTGAAGAAAACCATCCCATGTATACCTAAAAAATCTAACGGTATTAATCATTGAACAAAGAGCAATCTCGCCGTCCGAGAAGGTGCAACACTCATTTTTCTTTTTATCCCATACAATGCGTCCAACAGGTATATTTTCAAAATAAAAATAATTTATACCCCATATAATTTGTTCCCTAGACACGCGGCATAATTCTTTGTAATAATCATTTGTCGGAATGTCCCATTTTTTAAGAGTATTATATTGCGGTCGGTTTACTCCTGTTTTTGACTTCTTTGCACCGTAATAACTTGATTTTTCAGGGCCGTTAAAATAAGGCGGGTCAACTATAGCAAGATCAATGCTTTTATCGGGCAAGGTTGCCATTAAGTCCATGCAGTCGCAGAGGTACAAGGTAGATGTGCCTATCTGCTCTTTTCTCATACCAGCTCTACTCCACCTTGCCATGCTGTTTTATCGCCTGTTTCACTTTCTCAAAAGCGTTTTCAAGGAAGTAGCAGAATACTTCCTCTTCCTCGCCGCCGCCGTTGGAATAAAACTCTCCGTTGTTTTGGCCGTGATCAAAATTCCCGGTATAACGCCGGATGTTGCGTTCAAAAGAAAACGCCGCATGGCCGCACTCATGGATAATTACGGGGTCGGATAATGTCTCAAGATTTAAGAACATCGTGCCGAATATATTTGACTTGAATTCTCCAGGAAGATTGTCTTTAGTTAAATAATCCATTGTTGAAAATATGGCATCCATCTCTGAATCATTTTCTTTCGGCCTGTATTTTTTATACACCCTGACCATCTCTTTTCTGGTCTTGCAGATAACAAGCCGGAACTTTACGTCGAAATTGTCATAGGGCTGAATGTCAATTATTTTCATGCCATCTCCCATGCCTCTAAAATGGCTATATTGTTTTGCAAAGCCGTATCACTATAGTCATTGCAAGTCGGCGGTGTTAATGGGCACCCGCCGCAATGCTTTCCATCTTCGGGATTTTTCACACAAAATAATTCGCAAAGCGGACAGTGATTGTGGAAAGATGTTATTTTTTCGATTAAGTGATCCGGCATATTTTCCCATTCACGGCTTATCAATGGATGCGTTTCATAGTAACGCAATTTCTCCAGCGCTATTGTTTTTGCTTCTTGTTTTGTCATTGCTTCACCTCGGCAGCCAAACATTCAGGCAGCCTGACAAGTTTATCTCTTGCATCCCGGTATTTGCCCAAGACGGTATTCTCCGGTTTTTTGGCAGCGCGGAACTCGAACCATCCGCAATACGGATCGCCTACCGCTTCCCCGTGTACCCAGCGGCAGTCATCGCAGGTTTTTTCACCGCAGTTCTCCTGCGCTTCAAGAATTAGCGTTCTCATTCCTTACCCTCTTTATCTAACACAACTTCGCCTAATTCTCGCGGTTTCCAGTCTTTACAAACAAAATCAAGCCATTCCAAAACATTTTTGGGTAATTTCTTACATTTATCCCGTTTTACATTACAGGTAAAGCAGTTTTTCCTTCTTGGCTTCATTCCTCGACCTTCTTGCCCTTCTTCCGTTGCTGAGGCTCGCCATCTTCGCCCGGTTCTTCCTCGCCGTCATCACCATGCGGCCCGTGTCCAATCGGCGCGTCCTCAAGCGCGATCAAAAAGTCGTCAAACGTCTTAATCTGCTCCGGTAGCATCCCGTTTTTCTTGAGGAACGCGAACCATACGCTGCGCGGTATCTCGCCTGACATTCTCGCCGTGTGCATAATCTGCATGATCTGGTTGCTGATGTCTTTGTGGTCGAAAGTATCATTCAACTGGTACGACCAGCCGTCTGCCTCGGCTTCGTTGATGTTGTTCCACTTCGCCATGAACCGCACGGCCTGAGTGATTTTGTCGCTCATGTTCCGCGCAAACGCGCCTAACAGCCCGTTCTCGGCGGATCGGTGGATAGTCGCCGTTTCCGCCGTCTCAGCCGCTCTTTTTTCATCGCCTAATGCTTTAATGCCGAGCTTCGCCATGCGGTCAAGGCTGTCATTGAGTGCATTCCTGAGCTGCTCAAGCCCTGCGCCTGAGAACTCCAGAAACTTAACATTGACGTTTGTATTGGGGCCGCCATAAAAAAATTGGAACTCGCCTGCGCCAAGCCTTATTGGTATGGGTGTTCCGTCCTTTTCCTTCGGCTGCGGCATATTTTCAGCGACCGGGGTCGGGCACCCGGTGAAGTGCAACCCGTTTTCAAGATCAGCGGATTTCTGGTAATGCCCGATGTTTTCAAACGCCATGCCGAGCAGCATGGACTTCTCAGGGTTTTCTCCAGGGCATGTGAAGCACGGTATCACGGTGAGCTTCTCGCCGTCTATCTGCGCGTAAATTGGCTCACTGGGAACAAAGCCGGTATCAGCGCCCTCGTCTTTCCTGAACAGCCGCTGGATGTAATGGCCGTCTTTGTCAAATGAAAGTACCCGGTACGCTTCCGTGGTGATTATGTCAAACTCGTCATCCGGGTTTTCCTCTTCCTGGTCTTCACGCAAGACCACCAGCGTCAGCTTGCTGATGCCGTCCTCGACAGAATACCGCCAGCGTATCATATCCTCGGCTGCGTACCATTTCAGGTACGCCCGCGCCTTTGACTCCGCTTTCGATGTCCCTTCCTGAATAGTGGGATGGTCAACCAGTATGCAGCCCCACGCGGTCTGCATCGCGTCCCACGTCGCGTTAGACGCGAACTGGTCTATCACCATGCCGGAGCCGTCAACGTTTTCCAGCAGCTCTTTGAACGCCTCGGATATTTCGCCGTTTTGGACGGGGTTCTTGGCAAAAATGGAACCGTGTAATCCTTCCGCTGTCCGGCTTGTGCCGTCAAAGAACTTCGGGCGGGCTAAGTATGAGTCATAGGCACTATCGGACTGCTTCGGCAGACGGGGCAGATATTTCTCGCCAGCGGCTTTTATGGCGACTTCGCCTTCCACGCAGTCGCGTACCACTTTCCACTGGTGGGTTTTTTCGTTATATAATTTACAGGGCTCGGAGACTGGCATGAGAATAACTTACGCCTTGCGGTTAGTCACCGCAATTCGTAGGTTTGTACGTAGTATGGCTATACGGTGTCAACTCAGGCTAGGTCTTGCTTACCTCTGCGGCTATACATTCAGGAAGGCGGTCTGTATATCTACTCTTCATTCTCCCATTATGCCCAACTTGTAAAGGCTTATGAAATAACTCGCAATACATTGCGTATTTTTGTGGGGTTTGAAACCTGCACTCGCAATCAGGCGTTGCACAGAATTCTATACAGCAGTCAATTTCAAGAACTATTTTTTTACTCATACCGCCCCCTGAACCACCCGTAAACTCCTCGCGACCCGGTACTCGCTTTTGACAAACCCTTTTTGTTTCAAAATGGCAACATAAGTCGCCGCTGTTGATTCGTGCAGACCAATCGCCTTTGCCACATCCGCCAGCGATGGACTGAACCCGTTTTCGGCACAATACTCCCGAATGAAGTCGTAAACCTGCTGCTGCCTGCTCGATAGTTTCTCCATACCTTCCTCCCAAAATAATCTATGTCAAGCGAACCGACGCTGGCGCCGCCATGCTCACATTGAACGCTTTTTTGCCTGCCCTGCTTCCTCCGCAATCAGTATACGATACGCGCCGAACCGACGCTGGCCTCTTCTTGGTTCACATTGAACGCTTCCCTGAAAAGCGACGCCGCGCTGTCCGGCGCATCATTCGGCTTTGACCCTTCTCTGTAGTCCATCACCTGAGCCATGTACTCGTCATCTGTCTCAGGGTCCCATAAAACATTGCGCCAAACCTTGTAAAGAATTGTGCTAATCTTGAGATGTTTATTCTGCACTTCCGAATATTCCTCCACTCTTAAACCTTTGGCTCTCATGTCACGTGCCGACATCCCTTTGTCCGGGTTACTCTCTTCGTACAAGTATGTTACGTTGTATTTTATACAGAGCCTCACGATTTCATCATATCGGTCGCTTATATGGCCTTCAAAACAAAACCCTATCGCCTGATACATCGTGTCCTCGCCATACCCGCTGATTGGTGCCGCAATGGTAAGGGCGCAATAGCAGTCGCCGCCATATGCCGCGTCAACATGGGCCATGACATTTGCGCGTATACTAAAATCCCAGCCTTTCGAGAACATCGGATTCGAAAACAACAAAGATTCGTCGGCAATCAGCTCAAGATCGTAATTTGCAGCATAAAGCGACGGTGTTGTCATGGCTTTCTTTTTGGCTACTTCTTCGGCCCCGATGATATAACCGAATTTGCCAACAGGGTATTTTGCTATAGGACACAGAGAATTAACGTAATACCATGCATCTTCTCGGTGCCACGGAGTGCCAATATAAGAAACACCCTTGCCGGGGTCAATAATATTTGCCTGAATCTCCATCAGCGAATTTTTTGTATTCCGGCGTTCCGCCCTGCTTATCCAATCCTTAATCGTTGAAAAGTCATCGACAATTATTTTATCAAAGTGGCTTCCGGTGTTATCACCATCAAGCCCAAGGGCGCGAATGTTTGGCTCAGGCGTATTAGTTTTCTTGAAGGTGTATTGCAGTTCGCCGTTTCTGCTTATCTTTGTCTTGGGGTATGAGCCAAAACGGTATTTGAACACCTCGGCAACCTCGGCATACTCCATAGCCTGGGCAACCGTGTTCACGACATCAGCGGCTTTACCGACGTGTTTTCTAATAAGACCAATGCGATCATTCGGATGAAAAAACATCCAGCGAACAGCGCCTACAGTGCAAACGGATGTTGTTTTATAGCTTCCGCGAAAAGCTTGTAATGCGCGTGTACTATTATGATCCCAGACGTACCGTATCCAATCGCTGTGAATTGGCTGCAACTTTTCTTTGCCGATAATATGCCCGAATAAATGGGGCTTATTGGCAATAAGCTGGACGCCTTTTT